CCTTGCAGCTATCTAGCTGTGGGGCGAAGCTCTAGCTCTAGCTTACTTATTTTCAGATCCCAAATGGCTAAGTGGTTATCCTACCACAAGCTCCCCAGGGATCCAAGCCAGTTTGACTTTCGTCGCTGGCCTCTGCGCGACCCCACCCTTCCAATGAAACGAAGGGTGTGGCTCCTCAGTAAAGAACTGAAGTAGCGCAGAGTCGTCTGTGATTGGGGTCCGTTCTACACGCCCTTGTAGGGTGTGCACCCGCACCTCATGCCGTTGAAGTGCCTTGTTGAATCGAGTCTTTAGGGACCCGGTCCCAGTAGGGCGCACGAACGACATGTAACCACAGACACCTGAGTCGACTGGTACGATAGGCACCTCACGGTACCTCTCGTTGGTCGATTCCATGTAAGCTGAGGCTTTCACCAACCACCTCTGGTAGAAGTTGTTGGCCACCTCAACTGTACACGCGAACGACTCAGGTCCGCCGTCATTCAGGCGCTTCCAATAGACTGGCGTCACGTTGACACCGCCAAAGGAGTCTACTCCACAAGATTCACGGAACTTCCCGTTCCAGAAACTCTTGTTGAGGTTGACCTTGAAGTCTAGGACCTCAAGAGCGTCGAACAACAGCTCCCGACTGTCCTCAGGAACGACTATGTCGTCCCCGAAGATGGCCACCTCCTCTGTCAAGTTTCGAATCTCCCTAACCGTTATGGGCCTTCGACGTTTCGTCAGAACGGCACATAGCACAACAGAAAGGAACATCAACGACTCAACAGGAAAGGTAACGGCACTACCCATGGTGGAGAACTTTCGTAACTTCACCAATTCAGGTACATCTTGTAACTGAGTCTGTTTTACCAGACGGGTACGCGAAGCCTGTAACGCAGCCAATAATCCCGGATTTCGCCGGAAAAGCTGCGCAACGGCAAGGCATGAAACTCGATCGCTTGCTGCCGATAAATCGACAGTAGCCAATGAGCCATCCTCAGACCCACGGACACAGAGCTCCTGATTGCGGGTTTGATCGCGGAAGCGAACAAATTCGCCCAACCAGGTTGCCCTAGTCCGTTCGCAGAAGTAATGCCAGATGTTATGCTGGCACCACTGATGCGCACTGGGTTCCGCGGCAATCAACCGCGGCTTCGTGAGAGTCTTCGGCACATCTACTAACCGGGAGTAGGGCTCTCCGCCCTTTGAGTCTTTCGACTCTGCTCCGAGAGTTTCAATGTGTCCTACCCAACTCCTCCAACTGTGATAACCACAGTCTGAAATTGGGAACGCGTTGTCAAGACGCGGGGCCCAGTTATGCCAACAAGTGCTGTACTTGTTGGATGGACCGGTCGTCTCGGCGATTGCGCCAGGGCCGTGTCTGAAGCGCCACTCCCCGTACACATACGGACCAAGAGTGGTGCTTACGATCCCGGACATTACATCCAGGTTCGCAAGGAAGGTGGTTAACAACGCCCTTTTCGGGGCGTCGAAACATCCGACTTTGCTTGAGTATCGCTCGCAGCCCCCAAATCCGGGGGTTGCTTGTGCGACCTCTTGCGGTGTCGGCGCTTCGCTGTCCCAGAATGGATCCGGAACAGGAAGCTTAGCGTCCACAACGAGGAACTCGCGCACCTCTGCGCGAACCGCCTCGTCACTACACGGCAGGCAAGCTTTCTTAGCGACATACAGTATTTGCCGCAAAAAGCTAATAGCCTGAACATCATAGTCATCCTTCAGAACTCCTTGTTCGCTGAATACCAGTAAGTACAGTCCCCGCAGAAACTGCGGGATCTGAACGCCACGCCGTTGCCTTCGCTTCCCCGCTTTGCAGCGAGAAAAGTGTAGGTTTGGCGCGCGCATGTACTGGCCAGTGGATAAGCACCTATCCAGGTGCTTCCCCAAAGCTGGGAGATCTACCATGTAAGCGTAGACCCCTCTTTGACCAGCGAACCTCAAAAGGTGTGCAAGATCCTTCTCTAGCTCACCCTTGAGCGTCGGGTAGGCATACGCGGCATCTTGGAAGATGGCCGCATATACCCGAGACAGCTCTCAACATGCCTTTTAGTCACGGGGGATTTCTCCTCGGTGTGACGCATGGCATGCCTAAGGTGAACACCAGTAGGGTAGCCTTGTGAGGCTGCCCGTCCGCCCTCTTCTCCAGAGGGAATGGGCTGGTTG